CATTCTTCAGTGGCATCACAACAAAGTACAATTATTGAATTGTATTATGGTGCTACAACAGATGGTGAAATTAAGAATAAGCAAGACTGTGGTATGCCTATCTCCCAAGATAGTATTGCTGAAATACGTTTAACTGAATCTATATTTGGAACATTACCAAAGTTAACAATTAAGATTTATGATAATGGTGAATGGGCAACGACTTTTGCATTTAGAGCTGGTAATAACATTAGATTAAGAATAACACCTGTAGATGGAAATCCTGATATGTTGCAAAATCCATATTTGGATTGTTTCTTTACATTAGAAGGTGTTAATACTTACATGAATCAAGCAGCAGGAAAATACATTTATGAATTGTCTTGCATATATGCATGTGAAACATTTATCAATTCTGTTTGTACTTGGCCAGAAACAGAAGTAATGGCTAAGTTAAAAGGTTATAAGAAAACATCTAAAGAAGTATTACAAGAATTAGTTGAAAAAGCTGCGCTTAAATTTGATTATAGATGTCCATCTGATCCAACAGATAAAATGTTATGGCTTAATAAGACTTTAACTTATGCTAAGTTTGCTAAGCATATTATTGATCATGCTTGGATTGGAGAAAATGATTTACCTTTAATGTATATCAATAAGAATGGTCAATTTGTTTATGACTCTCTTGTTAGAATGTGTACACAAGGTATTTCATATAGTTATATGTTTGAACAAAACTATAATAAGTTAAGACAAGTTAATAAAAACTTAACTTATAAACCTTATATGGATTTGTTATTCTATAATCTTCCATATAAAGCATTTGATGATGGTTGTACTATTCAATCAGTACAATACAATCCATATAATCGTTCTGATATTGATACTGATAAACAAAAACCTCAAAAGGTTCAAGATGATCAAGAAAATTCATTTAGACAATATGAATTTAATGGTAATGGAACACGTTTATCAAACATATCAAATAAGTCAGCTAAATCATTGCATTTAGTTAACAAAAGAGAATATAGTGGAATTTATTTTAAAGAATTACATGAGTATTATAATGTTGCTCCATTGCATCATAAGAATATCCGTAATTCATTCTTCACTAATTTCTGTTATATGACTTTAAATATGGATGATCAATCAGATGTTAAACAGAATGATCCACAAGCAAAACAAGAAGATAAGAAAATAGCTAAGACTTATATAAATCTTGGTGAAAAAGTTTATATCGATGCATCAGATTCTAAATACACAAATAAGATTTTGTCTGGTGAATATATTGTATCAGGTTTAACTCACATTTGGGCACCAAACCATAATTATACAATCTTAGTTCAAGGTGTAAATGATGGTACTTATAATGAAGGTTATATGGCTATTCAAAACGATATAGATAAAATGGCAGCATCATACAGCAAATATAAGATGAGTAGATAATGAGTGATTTGAATTTAGATAAAGTAAAAGAAAATTTCCCTGAGTTATTCAATGATATGGCTAATATCAATGATGATGTTGATGTTAAATTTAATGGTCGTTGGGAAGGTAAAGTAATTAACAATAATGACCCTGAAAAATTAGGTCGTGTTCAAGTACAAATCTTTAACTTCTATGATGACCTTCCAAAAGATGGTATTCCTTGGGCAATTCCAGATATTTTATTCATTGGTTCTAAAGCAGGTAATTTCATTGTTCCAGAAAATGGAACATTAGTTTCAGGTTATTTTGACCAAGGTGATATTCATAAACCAATTTATGATAAGTTATCTTTTAATAAAGAAAGTATCAATAGTGGTGCTGCAGATCAATCAGAAGATTATCCACATAAGATGATTATCTTCCAGACTGACCAAGGTGATTATATGACTTTGAATAGAAAGACTGGTGAAATGGCTCTATTACATAGAACTGGTGCATCATTGATATTCAAAGGTAATGGTGAAATTCAGATTGATACTGGTGTAGATGAAGAAAACAATCAAGGTGATTTAGTTATAAATGTAAATGGTAATTGCAAAATCAATTCTAATGGTGATACTGAAGTCACATCTATTGGAACTACAAAAGTAGATGGTCTAATGGTAGAATTAGGTAAGAACGCAGCAAAACAATTAGTTAATAATTTACCAAATTGTGTTGTGACAGGTGCTCCACATTTCTTAGGTAATACAAACGTAAAATGTTAAGGTGAATATGATTAGAATAACAGTTGATAAAAATAGTAAAAATGTTAAATTGCATTATGATGATAATGCACATAAATTAAATGAATATACACAGTTCTTTAAAGAACACATGAGTAATCTAAGACAAAAGTATTTTGATATGATAAAGATATATTGGTATCTACCATCAGATTGTTATGGCTTAGATAAATTATGTGATGATATTTTTAGAACAGACTCTAAGCATTTCAAATATATTACAGAAGAAAAATCTCAATATTCTACAGTTTATTGTTATGACAATAAATAGAATATGAGCTTAAACATATACAGTTATTATCAAACATTTAAGCCACATTTCAGTTATAGATTTAAAGTGGATTTTTTAGCTAACCCTAGTTTATCTAGATTAGTTAAAGATATTAAATTGCCAAGTATTTCTATAAATGCTTCAGATGGTAGAAAAAGATTTGGAAACACCCAAATCGTTCTACCATTTTTCGAATTTGGAGACCAAGAATTAGAAATAACATTTGTTGAAACAGATGATATGAAAGTTTTACAACATTTAACATCAATGTTGAATTGGCCAAACAATCCAATTGAAGAAGTAATAAATGTGACTGAATATGATGACACATTAAGAAATGTGATTCATGTGACTGAATATGTTATTGCAATATATAGTTTCAATTCACCACAATGGCAGAATGCCGGAGGAGGTTCAAATAAGATGGATTTGAGTGCTACTTATGTTGTTCGTTCCGTTCGTGATATTACTAAAGAAGATCAAAGTGGTCTATATGAATTACCATATTGGGCACCACAGCCTAATATAAAACAAGACTTGAATATGATTGGTTCATCTGTAGATGAAGGTGTTTCTGAAGATGAATGGAACAAGTTCTTAGATTCATTATACAATCCAGCAAGTAAGATTGAAGCTCCATTGTCAATACCTCCAAGTGGTGGTGATCCTAATCCACAGAATCCACAAAATCCAGAGAATCCACAAAATCCTCCTGCTCCAACACAAGAACCACAACAAAATGGTGCTGTTCCACAACAAGCTGGTGGTGCTCTTGCTCAAAGATTATCTGGTCATGCTCTAAATGAATATAATGAATATATCGCTAAGTTAAAACAAAAGGATAAAAACTTTGATGAAACTAAGGATGCATTTATATTCTTTGATATGGCAACAAATACAAAGTATGCTGTTAAGAATGGACAGATTGTAAGAGAATATATTGCATATACTGCAGCTTCAGACTCATCTAAGAAAAACGGTGAAGCTCCTGAAGGTGTTTATAAGATGCGTGATGTTAAAGTTCCTGATGATCAAGTTCAAGGTAGTAAACACGCTGCTAAGAAACAGACAGTTCAAAATCTATGTAAAACAAAAGGTATCAGTGCAGATGCTCTTGAAAGAGATATTGCTGCAGGTAAATATAAGAATATGAAAGAAGCACTTGAAAAGAATGGTATTAATACTAAAGGTGCAACATATACTTATTCTTATAAAGATGAAAAAACAGGTAAATGGGTCCAGAAAACAAAAGCAATGACCAATTCTGACTTTGATTATTCATCATATGCTAAATATAGTAAAAACTTAATTGATGAAGGTAATGTTAATGGTTATAGAGAAACTGAATCTAGTGGTATTAACTCTCACATTAACTATAAAGAAAATTCTAAAGAAGTTAAAGAATATGAAAAGAAGAGAGCTGCAGGAACAAATACAGCTGAAGATGATTTGAAGATAAGAAAATTCTTAGCATCTAAATCTGCAACACAAGGATGTTCAGTAATGTCAGCTGAAGATATTAACTGGGAAAAGTCATTTATGGAAGAAAATGGTGGAACCATATATGAAGTAAAAGCTAATGGTACTTCTGCTGGTAATATAACAAACGATAAAAAGATTGATGTAGCACAATCTAAGAATAATGCAAATAAGGTTAACGTATAATGGGTTTAAATGTATTTTCACATGATTTGTCCATTAAATTAGCTGATTCATATATT